AGTAAGTTTCAGCAACCAGTGGGTTGTCGCTGGACCAAGCAAATCCTCGCGTGTTGGCCTGAGTGCCTGGCGCTATGCCAAAAGACTTTCGCTCCTTGGCGTGAAGTCCAGAAATTGATTCGAGGTTGTTCTCAGCAACTCTTGGAATGCCCCGGTAGTAAGTTGTCCCAACGTCTGCCGCCGTCTCTGCTGAGCGGCCAGAAAGGAGCAAATCGCGGAACGCCTGGAGCGCGGATTTAACTGGAGGCATGACTTCACCACTTCGTTTTGTTGGCCCAATAAGCCGCGCTCGACGGCCCCTTGGCGATGTTCTTGGCGTGACGCGCTTTGAAGCTGTCGCGCTTGGCGGTCGTGGCCGCTGACTCGCCAGCCTTGGGCTTGCCTGCCGTCTTGGCACCCTGCTCGCCAAAACGGATCACCTTCTCGGTGCCGTCAAAGCAGGCCTTGACAACGTGCGACTTCTTGGGGTGGTCCGGCGTGCGCTTGGGCTTGTTGCAGTCCATGTCGGACTTCTTGAGCGGCTTGGTCATTTCGACTTCCTTGCCGCGCGCATGTTATCGACCATGTTGGGGTAAGGACGCCCAGCTTTCTCGGCCATGCGTTTGGCGCTGGTCTTGGCCGCTGGTGAGAGGGCCTTGGGCTTGCCCAAGTCTTTGGGGCGGGACTTTTCCCAGATTGGTTTGGCTTTAGGCGGCATAAGGGTTCACCTTCTCCTTGCTTGCAAGTCTGTGCTCGTCCACGTCCCGCGCTTGCGGCAACTCGAACCAGCCGTCGTTCTTCAGAAAAATGACCGCCTGGGTGAACGTGTCCACGTAGTCATCGTGCTCTGCGACAGGGAACTTGGCGATCTGTTTCAGAAAAGACTGCGCCCAACTGACCGGTTGGCCAGGGTTCTTGTTGGACTCGGGAATCCAAAGCAAACCCAGCTCCAGCGTTGGTGCGGCCTGGTGCGCCCTTGACACCTTGTCCGCGTTTCCGGGATTGTAGCCAACAGCAGGCACCTTGGCCAACCTCAGGTCCTGCAGCAGCGACTGCCCGCTGGCCTTGGCCTCGACCAAAACCCGGTCCGGACGCCTGCCCTTGGTTGGCATCCCAGCCTTGGGGCCGGGGTCGGCACCGTACATCGAGGTCCAGTCCTCGATCACCTTTTTGCGCAGGTCCGGGTAACCGAGCGCCTCGTCCCAGGCGTCCAGCAGCATTGCCTGATGGATGCCCTTGTGCGTGAACACGCCCCAGACCGTGCAGGCGGTGGGGTCGCCCGTGGTGCGCTCGGAGAACGCGGTGTCGTAGGACTGCAGCACGTACTCGAACTGCGGCAAGCGCTGCACGTGCGGCCAGAGCTGGAAGTGGTCGGTGTTCAGGATGCCGCCCTCGGTTGGCGTTGGGTCCTGCTGGAGCTGGCCCGACGCGCCGTAGGTGCCAAGCAGCTGCTTGAGCTTGGTGATCTCCTCGGGTCCAAAACGCTCGGGGCAGATCAGCTCGCCCTTGACCGTGCGGGGATCGTAGGGGCCAAGGACCGTGCGCCGCTTCTTGCCGTCCCACTCGGCCGGGATGCAGACGTGCTCCCAGCCGCCGATATCCTCAAGGATGTGGCCGCTGATGTCCTTCTCATGCAGGCGCTGCATCACCGTGACCATGGCGTCGGTCTTGGGGTTGTTCAGCCGGGTGGACCAGACCATGTCGAACCAGTCCAGGGCGGTCTGCCGCATGGTGTCGGACTGCGCGTCCTGCGCGCCGTGCGGGTCGTCCAAGATCAGGCGCGAGCCGCCCTCGCCCGTGGCCGTGCCGCCGACCGAGGTGGCCAGGCGGTAGCCGGTCTTGTCGTTCTCGAATCGCTGCTTGGCGTTTTGGTCGCCCGACAGCTCGAACATATGCCCCCAGCGTTCTTGGTACCACGGCGACTGAATGAGGCGTCGGGCCTTCAAGTTGTCGCGGATGGACAGCGAGCCGGAGTAAGACGCGGCCAAGAACTTCTGCTCGGGCTGGGCGATCCACTCCCAGGCGCACCAGGCCACAGAGACGATGGTGGACTTGGAGTGCCGGGGCGGGATGTTGACGAGCAGGCGGTGAATGTCGCCGCTGCTCACGGCCTCCAGGTGCTCGCAGATTTCTTCGATGTGCCAGCTTGGCACAAAGGGCACGCCAGGCTCCATGACGTGCCAGGCCTGCTTGACAAACTCGTAGAGCTTGGCGCTTGCCTTGCGCCGGTCCTGTTCCTTGGTGATCAGGTCCAGCATGACCGACGGGGAGACGGGCTGTGTCATCCCTGATTGATCGCCTCTTGCAGCAGGCGCACGGCATCAAGCTGGGCGGTGACCAACGCCGTGTTGGCGTAGCCGCTTGCGCTCATGGCCTCGGCCTGCGCTTGGCACTGGTTGCCAAAGGTGTCCAGCAGCGCCAAGATGCGGGCGCGCTCGAACGCGATCATGTTCTCGCCGTGCTGGCGCACCAGGTCCTCGGGGTAGAGGGCCTGAAAGCGACCGTCGTGGTCCAGCAGGGCGGGCAGGGGGGACTCGGGCAGGGTGGGTTTGTTCATTGTGGAATCTCGGTTGATGGTGCGGTGGGAAGGCCCATGGCCAGGACGTCGGCGTACTCTTTGGCCGTCATGCCTGCGCCGTCGTCGTTGCGCATCCACTCGATGATGCGCTGGCGCTCGGCCACGGCGGCGTCCAGTGCGGACTGCTCGATGGCGGCTTGAATGCGGGGTGCAATCTGGGCCATGGCCGCTTGCACCTGCTGCTTGCCGTAAGACTCCAGCAAGGCCCGGCCGTCGGCGTCGTCGCTTACCCGGATCTTCATCGTGGTGAATAACGGGTCCATTGGCTCAAGGGTGCTCATGCCTCACCCCCATTCGCCTTCTGCAGCAGCGTCTGCATCTGCGCCAGCTCGGCATCGTTGAGGCCCTTAAGGTCCACGCCAGCCATAGTGATCGCGCCGCCGTCCTTGCCGGTGTGCTCAACCTTCTGGGTCTCGGACCACTTCATCTGCGTCTTGGTCCACCAGATCATGGCCGTGGTGTCGCCGCTCGTCGCCTTCTGGAACAGCGTGCGGCCAACCTGGCTGTTGGCCTTGGCCTTGCCCGACACCAGCTCGTCGGCAAAGTGCTTGGTCAGGGTTTCCACGCTGATGCCCTTGCGCACCAGCACAGCGATTTGCTCAAGTGGCAGGCCGTATCCGGAGAGGGCCTCCACCTGCTTGCGCTCGGTCTCAGAGGCCTCAAAAGCAGGGCGTCCAGCCCCAGGCATTGCCCCGCCCGTTCCAGGCCTTGCACCCCCATTTTTTCCGCGTTGCTTTTTTACAACCGGTTTTTCGTCAGTTTTTGTCATGAATCTCTCCTTTTTGACAGTGATTCGGTGGGTTTATGTCATCAATCCGGCTTTTTCTTGGCCGGGGCTTTGTCGGCTTTGCCAATTTCGCTGCCGATCAGGCTGTTGGGGCTGCGCTCGCCCATCACCTCGGTGAAGGACCGACCGTCGGCCTCCAGGTGCGCGTGCTTGCCGGTGAATTGCTGCCACCGGGTCACGATCACATCACAGTATTTTGGGTCCAATTCCATGATTCGTGCAATCCGACCGTTTTTCTCGGCTGCGATCAGGGTGGTACCGGAGCCGCCAAAGCTGTCCAGGACCTGGTCGCCGCCCTTGGTGTTGTTCAGAAGCTGGTACTCGAACAGGGCCACGGGCTTCATGGTCGGGTGCTCGCCGTTGCGGGTGGGTTTGTCGAACTCGAGGATGGTGGTCTGTTTGCGGTCGGCAGCCCAGAGGTGGCCCGCGCCGTCTTTCCAGCCGTAGAGGCATGGCTCGTGTTTCCAGTGGTAGTCCTGGCGACCCATGACGAGGCTGGACTTCTTCCAGATCAGGCACTGGCGCACGGTCCAGCCTGCGTCCTTGGCCGCGCCCCGGAAGTTGTAGCCCTCGGAGTCGGCGTGCCAGATGTAGAAAACGGCACCGGCCTTCATGACCGAGTCGGCGGCGGTGTAGGCGTCGCGCAGGAACTGACGGAACTGATCGTCGCCCATCGAGTCGTTTTGAATTTTCATTGCCTCTTTGGTTTTACCCTCATAGGCCACGTTGTAGGGCGGATCGGTCAGCCACATGTCGACGGCCTGGTTCTCGCACAGGCGGGCCAGGTCGTCCATGCTGGTGCTGTCGCCGCACAGGAGGCGGTGCTTGCCCATGACCCAAACATCGCCCTGGACGGTGACCGGATTGACCGGGGCCTCGGGCGCGTCGTCGGGGTCGGTGAGGCCCTCTTCGAGCTCCAGTGGCATCAGGGCCTCGATCTCGTCGTCTGTGAAGCCTGTGAGGCCAACGTCGAAGCCGAGGTCCATCAGGTCTTTGAACTCGGTGGCCAGCATGGCGTTGTCCCATCCTGCGTTCAGGGCGAGGCGGTTGTCGGCAATGATGTAGGCGCGCTTCTTGGCCTCGGACCAGCCGGTGGCGACCATGACCGGGACCTTGGTCATTTTGAGGCGCTGTGCGGCCATCGTGCGGCCGTGTCCGGCAATGATGCCGCCTTGCTCATCGACCAGGATGGGCGTGGTCCAGCCCCACTCTTTGATCGATGCGGCGATCTGTGCAACCTGCTCGTCTGAGTGCGTGCGGCTGTTGCGTGCGTAGGGGATAAGTTTGTCGATGTTCCACTGCTCGATTTTGTCGGCAGGGTTTCCGGTTATTTTTTCGGATGTGATTTCCGGGGTGGATTCTGCGGGCTGTTTTTTCATGCGGGCTCCAATTGGTGGGGTGGGGAATTATGCAACGGCTGGCTCTGGCACAGGTTGGCACACGTGGAACGGGATAAAAGCATGCATTTTGTCCGTAATGCTTCTAGCGTGTGTGTGTGCGTGCACATAATGATCATAGGCGTTTTATCCTGTGCCATCCTGTGCCAAAGGTATAAACATCAATAAAATCAAAGGCTTGCATGATTTTTTGATCTTGTGCCAAGGGGTGTTTATCTTGTGCCAGCACAGGATGCATCTTGTGCCAAACACCGAAATCAAAGTGGGCCATTGTCGTTCTCCCAATCGTGTCGCATGCGGATGCCGGTGTAAAGATTCAATCTTGTGCCAGATTGCTCGGTGGCACAGGATTTATCGGCCTCCGATCCTGTGCCAGATGCACGCGGCTGACTGCGTTTGACGCCCGGGAAAGCGGCTGAAAGCTGGCGACCGAAGGACACCTTGGTGCCTGCGTGGTCGCGGCCCTGAGCCTCGCACCAGCCCTTCCAGGCCTTGAAAAGCTCGTCGCGGTCGGCCTGCGCGTGCTCCCCGATGACGCAGTGCTCTTGCACAAAGGCCCGGATCGGGCTGGTCTGGTCGACCAGGTCGGCAGCCAGCTCGTCGGCTGATGTGGGGCGTTGGAAGTAGCCGCGTTGGTTCAAGCGGCCAAGCCCGTCGAGCGCCCAGATCACGATGCCGGGCAGCTCTTTGAGCAGGCGGGCGGTCAGGCCATGGTCCTCTTTGCCCAGGAAGCTGGTGTTGAACTTAAATGGCAAAAAGCGGTTGGCCAGCGCTGCCGAGGCATCCGAAAAGGCGGGCAGCTCGTTGGAGGCAAGCACAAAGCGGATGGCCATCTTGCCGGACCAGGCGGTCATGTTCTTGCGGTCGATGGTGATGGTGTCCTCGCCGGAGATGCGCAGCAGGTTTTCCACGATGGGCTGCTGGTCGGCGCGGCCGGAGAGGCGGGCGTCGGAGATCATGGCCAGGCGCTTGCCGATCAGGGGCTGCAGGCCGAACTGCGTGCCCAGAGACGCGAGGCTTGGGCTTACCCTATTGGCGTACCCCACCAGGGCCTCAAGTATTCGCAGGATGGTGCCCTTGCCGCAGCGCGGTGGGCCGATCAGCATGAACATCTTCTGCTGGCTCGTGTCGTCGGTCAGCAGGTAGCCAAACATCTCGGCCAGCGTGGTGATGGACTCGGGGTCATCGGGCCAGAGGCTGTGCAGGAATTTGAGCCACTCGGTGGGCGGCGGGGCCTCAGGGGTGAAGTCGAAGTCAAGGGCTGAGGTGCAAAACAGGCGGTCCGTGGAGGGCAGCAGCGCCCGGCTGGGGTGGTGCAGGAAGCCGTTTTTGAAAGCCACGATCTCGTGGGCCGGAACGTCCCCGGGCTTGTTGTTGATCCAGACCTGGGGCTCGGGCAGGTCGGCGTAGCAGACAGCGCGCAGGGCGTGGGCAACGTCGTTGACCGTGGAGGACTTGGGGTTAAAGGCCACCGTCTCGGACGCGCCGGTCTTGGGGTGGACCTTGAGCGTCACGCACTTGGCCATGAAGTGATAGAGGCGCTGGTCGATGTAGACCCGATCCCGGGTGACGTAGCGCGTAGCGTCCCAGCTGTAGAACTCGCCGCGCCAGTGCAGGATGCGGCCTTTCTCGGGCAGCGTGTTGTGGAACAGGCTGGCGGTTTTCATCGGCGAGGACGAGAAGATCATGCGCTCGTCGTCGTCGTCCGGTGGGGAAGGCTCGTCCGGTGGGTAGTCGTCGGGGGGAATGTCGTCCGGTGGCTGCGGTGGCTCGGGAGCATCAGCCGTAGGCTCATCGGGTGGCTCAGCTGGTGAGCCTGCCTTGAGGATGCAGTCCTCGACAGCGGCCAGGCCATCGGCCAGGTGCAGGTCGTTGAAGTCGGTACCGGTGCCCCGGGTGGTGAGGCCCCAGACCGGGATGGCCAGAAGGGCGTCGACCTCGATGGCTGTTTTGCGGGCGTCGGTGATGCCGGGGTTTTTTATGACCAGCGGTTGGCCGCTGGCAAGCGTGACCGTTGCGGCCCGGAAGCCGTCGATGATGGTCCACACCGGGTTTGTTGCGCCTTTTTCCAGGGCCTCCTGGACGCGGACGTCCAGCGTGGGATCGTCGTCGTCGGCCGCAATGATCATGCGGGCCTCGGGCATGGCCGCGCGGATCTTGCG